CGTTGCGGGAAACGTCGGGGCTGATGGCTCGGACGGAGACTTCGAGCCGCTCGGCACAATGGACTCGCAGGGCTATCTCGAGGCATCGCTCGATGGGTTTGAGGATCGCTTGGTTGAAGCAGAAGCCAGGCTAACTCTTGCTCGATCAAGTACCGATAGCACTTCTGGTCCGATTGTTACCAGATGGGTGGCCAAAGCCTATGCGGCCCCAGTTAGGTCAACGATTTTCTCTGTGCCCGTACTGCTACACAAGGTGATTACACCAGACAATGGGGTGGACTACTACTTCAACGTGCAGGACGAACTTGAGGCCCTGTCTGACCTGGTTGAGTTCCCGAGAATTATCTCCTACCAAGAGGGCAACTCGAGCTATTCGGTTGTCGTGGAGGATGTCCGATGGAACCCGATCAAGTCAAACTGGTCCGAGTACCCGTGGGACTGGGAGGGAACCTGTACCGTTATTATGCGTAGTGTAAGGTAGATTGAGCCATGGCAGCGTTTACTAGACGGCAATACGCAGGTTCCGCAGTAGCGACTACGCTCACTGCCGGTATCAACACGACGGATACCAGTTGCACGATTGCTGCAACCACGGGGTGGCCGTCGTCTGCTGGCGTCCCCTTCTATGTGGTCATCGACCCGGGAACTTCGTCCGAAGAAAAGTGCTTGGCCACCCGGTCAGGAAGCATTCTCACAATTACACGAGCCCAGGACGACACGACAGCATCCAGCCATTCTTCTGGCGCGACCATCTATCCAGTGTTTGCCGCTAACGACGCCGACGAAGCAAACGAGATCGCATCCAAGATGACCACAAAGGGTGATCTTATGGTCACAAGTGGTTCGGCAATCAACCGACTTCCGGTTGGCACTAACGATTACGTTCTTTCTGCGGACTCGAGCGCAACCAATGGTGTCAGGTGGTCGCAGGTTGCGTCTGCCGGGATTGAGAACGATGCAGTCACGACGGCAAAGATCCTCGACGGAAACGTAACCGAAGCCAAGATCGCAAGCAACGCTGTGACTGTTAGCAAGATCGCTAACGGAGCTGTGACCGCCGCAAAGCTCGATGCGGCTGCCGCCATTCAGCCATCCATCGCTGATGCCAAGGGCGACATTATTGCTGCTACTGCTGCAGATACCGTTGCTCGTGTTGCCGTTGGAACGAACGGCCAGGTTCTCACAGCTGATTCAACCGAAGCTGCTGGTGTCAAGTGGGCATCTCCGGCCCCATCGGCCATCAGTGCCGTTGCTTCAGCAAGCGTTCTTACCGCTGAAAACACGTCATCTACCACCTATGCAAATCTTGCTACAGCTGGTCCGTCTGTCACCCTAAATACCGGGACGGAGGTGTTGATTACGATCAGTTCGATTCTCGGTCAGGGCGCGGACGCTGGCCAAACGATCCATGCCGGGGTGGAGGTAAGTGGGGCGTCAACAGTTTCGGCATCAAACAACTACTCGCTGTTCCTGAACGGAGATGACTTCGTTTCTTCGTCCGGAAACGTGAGTCTGTCCACCACGTTCAAGCTGTCTGGACTCACTGCTGGTTCGAATACATTCACCATGAAGTACCGATGCTCGAGCAGTTCAGCCCGCTTTGAAAACCGCCACATCACGGTTTTCGCGATTTAGTCGCCTCTTAGTTTTTCTGCCAGCGGCAGTAATAGCTTTTACGTCCCCAGCATCAGCCGACACATACACGGAAAACTTTGATGACGACTCCTACGATCTGTCTGTGCAGCTTGGCCAAGGAGCCTTCTGGTGTAATTCGTACAGTAATCAGTATGGGACTGAAGGTCCCTCCCTGTGCATGTTCAATACTCAGGGACCAACCGTGTTCGAATTCCCCGTTCCGGTTCAAGGATTCCAGTTCGTCGCTGGAGCCAAGAACGGAACTACCGAGCTAACCGTTTTCTACACCGACGGCAGTTCAGTGGGACACCCCATTGACGGTACCTGCTGTGAAGCCACAGTTTCTTTTTTGGCGAGTGAGGACATGGCCATAGAAAGAATCTCAATACCGGCAGATTCGGATTTATGGCTCTTCGACTCGTTGTCCTGGTTTGGCGAATTGCCGACTCCAACAACAACCTCGTCAGTAGAGCCGTCAACGACAGTCCAATCGACAACCACAGTATTAGAAACCACGACGACATCTTCTACCTCAACCACTTCCTCGACCGTAGCCGTAGAAGTATTGCCGCCCCCACCGCCAGATACAACAACGACAGAAGTTTCAACGACTACCTCCTCTGTTCCCGAGACGACGACAACGGTACCAGTTACCAGCACTACTGTCGGCACTACCATTGTCCCGCCCACGACGACCACCGAGCCGGTAGCGACCACCGTTGCAGAATCCCCTCAGACGAGCGTAGAGGCCCCTGTTGGCGTCGAAACAGCCCCTCCCGTGGGGGACACAGCACCCCCGGATAAGCCATCTGTAAACGCTTCTGAAGAAGAGAAAGAGCAGTTTGAGAGCCAGGTAAACATTTACTCAGGGGAGTATGACGACTATGTCCCGGCTGGATCTACCGTAACCGTAGCCCAAAGGCGAACGATTGTTGCCGTAACTGCGGTGGCAATTATGTTTGCACCCCCTCCTAGTAACATCAGAAGGCGTAAATGAGAAAGCTATTTGACTTCCTGGCGGACAACAGTTGGACGTATGCGGGTACCGGTTTAGTGCTAATTACCCTTAGCGGACCCACGTTTCGTTCAGCCCTAATGATTACTGGTGTAACATTGGTAATACATGCGGCCATAACGCTTTCCCGAAAGGACTAAAATGCAAACCCTCAAGACCTTGATCCTCCGCGTGCTCGCAGTCTTTGGATCCTCCGCGCTCGCAGCCGTTGCTGGTGGCGCAGTTCTTGATGTCGAATTGTGGAAGGCTGCAGCCATTGCTGGCATTGTTGCAGCCGCAAAGGTTACAGAGTCGCTTCTTCGTGCATGGGCATCTGATGGAATCCTTACCAAGGATGAGATCGCTGAGGCTTTCGGCAAGGCCAAGTAATGGCTAAGCCATACCCGATTGTCAAAGTGAAACTGTGTTCCCATCTGCGGAACGCCAAACCAGGTCAACTGTCCCCTGATCTGCTGAAAAGCATTGAGAAAGGGAAGTTGCATCATTGTGCTGCTGACGCATACGAAGCGATGGATGAGGCCGCTAACGCTGCTGGTATTGATCTGAGTCCAACCTCGACAGCGGATACTTATCGTTCGTTGGAGATGCAGGAGTACGGGTTCTTTCAGCGTTACACGACCACCCCGAAGAATAAGAAGGTGGCGAGACAAAAGCCTCGGATCTACAAAGGTAAAGCTTGGTATTTGAAGCCGAAGATGGCACCACTTGCTGTGCCCGGTACCAGCAACCACAACCTAGGGATCGCGGTCGACATTGCCAATGCGTCCGGCAAGCGCCTCGATTGGTTGCTTGCAAACGCACACAAGTTTGGATTCTCGTGGGAGCTTCAAAGCGAACCATGGCATTTGCGCTATGTGGCTGGAGACGAAACTCCAGAAGCTGTAAAGATTTGGAAGGAATCAAAATCTGGACACAGTCCAGAACAGGTCTCCGTTTGCCCAGCGTGTGGGAAGCCAGCTTGAGATGGACGCTGGTTGGGCACTGATCCTTGCAGCGTTTGTGAGTGCTGTTGGGACGGTCATGGTTGCATTGATCCAAAAGTTCCGCAAGGAAAACCAGGCGGATCACAACGTGGTCATGGGCATGCTCAAGATTCTGTACAAATCACACACACGGATTGAAGAAAAGTTAGACAACCACATCCGTGACCACGACCAGCAAAAGTAACTGAATGTCCCCCGTCGGGTTGCCTCAGCCCGACTCCCATTTCTAATTCTTCGCCCCGTGCCATGACAGCACGGACTACCCAGGTTTCCCTGTTTACCGCCCACCCCCTGCGACAGGGGCACACGCATGGAACTTCTCGGTTGTGGTCGGAAAAGATACACCAATGATTGACCCGTTGCAACCTGTCTGATAATTTTTTGTTCCGTGGGTTGGGATCTTTGTTACTCCCTTCTAGGATCCCAACCCACACCTAAAGAAGGAGAACAAAATGGCAAAGTTCGGTGAAGCCCTGAACAAGACGAAAGTCGTCGGTGTCAGGGAAAGAATCAAACAAGGTCTTGATCCCGAGTCATTCAAAGAATGGGAACAGGCAATGAAGAACCAAGAGATCAGCTCGGCTGCAATTCAGAAAGCTCTTCGCACCCTGGGTGTAACCGTGTCAGCAATGTCGATACAAAGGATGCGCAATGAATAAGTTTGAGCAACTCGCACAACACGAAAGCGAACTCGCAGAACTTCGCAGGGCGCTAAAGACTGCACAGCAAGCTGAGTTCCGCGCAAAGATCAAATCACAAGGGATCATTGACGCTGTCTATTCGGCAGCAAAAGATGCTGCGCTTGCGGTTGGTGGTGGCAACAAGTACAACCAGCCAAAGAAAGACACCAGAAAAGGCAAGGCAGAGGTTGCTCTTGTTCACGCTACCGATTGGCAGTGTGGCAAGAAGACTCAGTCCTACGACATTGGTGTCCTGTCAACCAGGATGTTTGAGTTCACCAAAAAAGTAAAAGAGCTTACGGAAATCCAACGGCACCATCATCCAGTACGCGAATGTGTTCTCATGTTTGGCGGCGACATGGTTGAAGGCGTCTCGATCTTCCCGGGCCAAGCCTACGAAATCGAAGCCCACTTATTCGAGCAGCTGTTCGAAGTATCAAAGATCATGGAGTCGATGGTAAGAACTCTTTCTGAGTACTTCGAGAAGGTTCATGTCGTATGTGAATACGGCAACCATGGTCGATTGGGTCGCAGGGGTGACATGCCCGGGGGTGACAACATTGACAGGGTTGCCTACAAGATCACCGCAGACAGAACTACTGATCTGAAAAACGTGACCTGGCAAATGTCAGAGGACTGGCACCAGATGGTGCAGGTCGGAAACTACAAGGCTCTCCTTGTGCACGGAGACGAAATCAATTCGTATGGTGGCAACGTGCCAGCATTCGGCATTCTTCGCAAGTGCAACGCGTGGGCTACTGGTGTGGTGGATGACTTCCAGGATGTGTACATGGGACACTTCCATACACCGATGACCCTGACTATGGCCAATGCTGGACGAGTGTTCGTATCCGGTAGTCCTGAATCGCATAACGAATACGCTCGAGTGTTTGTTGCTGCAGTGGGACAACCAAGTCAGAGACTTCATTTCGTAGACCCAGACAAGGGGAGGGTTACTGCCGAATACACGGTGTGGCTGTGAAAACCATACTGTGTCGGAAGTGCTCCACATTCGTCCACCACAACCCTGAAAGACTTACTGGGTGTGGGTGCGATCCCGATGCCCCATCGTGGGTAGCCCTCGATAAAGACGGGCGGTTGTTCAAGATGTCGGACGCGAACTACGAAGAGGTAGAGTGACCCCCGTCGGCGCACGCACATACAAATGTGTGTGTCGGACCCCCGTCCCGGCCGACCCGGAATGTGGAGACAAAGGTGTCGAGGATGACGAGTAGGACAATCGTTCTTGTTGAGTGGGCAGATGCGCACACCGGGGATCCAGGCTGGCTGACAATGGATGAGTATCAAGATGACGGAGAAGCGATGGTTAGCACCGTCGGATTCCTTGTCCCGGTCGGTGACCCTGGATCCAAGAAGGATCACATTACGGTGTGGCAGACAATCAGCGAGGGCGACGGGATAGCGCCAATGCACATCCCAGCCTCGATGGTTCGCAGGTTGTCAATCGTGAATCGGGGCGATACCGTACCCTGCGACACCCCGTAACTAGGTTGCCAAGGGAGGCAATTATGTTCAGATACACGATAGAAAAACCGGAGCACGGAAGCGAAGAATGGCTCCGGGTTAGGTGGGCAGACAAGCAAGGGAACCGAAGGGTCTCTGCATCTGTTGCCGCTGCAATTCACGGCACACATCCGTACACATCTTCAGCCGCATTGGCCGGAGAGTTGCTCATGGAAAGCCCACCAGTTCCCAAGCCTTCCAACAAGGACATGGAACGTGGCAATCGCATGGAGCCGATGCTGATCGACTGGGCTGGTGATCTTGAGAACAAGAAGCTTGTAACGCCAGACGTTATGTATTGCTACGAAGAGGGTACTTGCAGGATGATCGCAACCCTTGATGCCATTGACGAAGAGGGCACACCGTACGAAGTGAAGACAACCAAGAAGCGCTGGGACGGAGAGCTTCCAGATCATTGGCGTTGGCAGGGAGTACAACAAGCAATCTGTGCAGGCTCTACCGCCGTTGAGTGGGTCATCTTCGACGGCTCAATGGAGCTTCATCGGCACACCCAGTTCATCACCTCAGACGAGATGGAGATTCACAAGAATGAAGTGAGACTGTTCTTGTCTTCTATCGACGATGGTTTGATGCCAGAGAACGCGACACCCACATTCGCCGAGATTGGTGAAATGTATCCGGAGTCCCACTCGAAGTCCGTTGACCTCGATGAGTTCGATCTTCAAACGATTGAACATCTGAAAGAGGTGAAGGATCAGATCGCTACCCTCGAGGAGATTGAGAGCAAACTCAGCGCGCAAATCGGAAGCGTGTTGCAAGATGCCGAGGTCGGCCTGTATGGTGGCGAGGAAGTAATCACTTGGAAAACGATGAAGCGGGACTCGCTCGACACCAAGGCATTGGGTCAAGCGCATCCAGCACTTGTTGCCAAGTTCCGCAAGACAACCCAATACCGTCAAATGAAAATCAAGAAGAGGAGAAAGTAATGGGATTCAACCTAGACAGTTACGAGACAGTCGAAGAACGGCTTGTCAAGTTTTGGGAAGCGCACCCCGAGGGTCGCATCCTTACAAGCATGGTGCACTACGACGACAACAAGGTCGTCATCAGGGCTGAGATTTATTTCAACCGTGAGGATGATCGCCCTGTTGCCACCGGATACGCAGAAGAAGTCCGTGGTTCTAGCCCAGTCAATAAGACTGCCCACGTGGAAAATGCAGACACGTCAGCCATTGGCCGTGGTTTGGCCAACTGTGGATTCCAATCAAAAGCTGCACCTCGTCCTAGCCGTCAGGAGATGGAGAAGGTAAACAGGTACAACGAGCGTCCAGCAGAACGTCCAGCTCCAGCTCAGAAGCCGTACAACTACAGCAAGTCTGATAGTCCCGAGATGCTTGCCGATGCAGTTGACAGCGTGGTCAAGCAGTTTGGTGGTGAGGTTGTTGATACGGCCCCGTCAATCAAAAACCCAGACGAGCCAGCTTCGCCGAAGCAGTTGGGCATGATTCGTGCGGTGCTTCGTGGCATGGAGGTTACGTCGCAGTCAGATGTGATTGACCTCTGCGGTGCAACCGTTGGTCGTCTGATCAACAAGCTTGATGAACTCACGAAGGGTGAGGCTTCGATGTTGATCAGTAAGTTCAAGGAGCAACAGAACTGATGGGGCGCATAATTGACTGGCAAGAAATTGCCGAGCGCCTGTACAACGCAACCATGGAGTCGGACCATAGAGTGATGGTCGAAGCCATCAAGGCATACGAGGAAGCAGTCGATGGATCAGAGGAAGGGTGAATGTGAAGGCAACAAAGACAAGTGCAATGCCGATGGATGTCCAAGGTTCGGAACCCTTGGGCGCCCAGGTCGTGACGGTGCGCGTAGGGTTCGACACTGTGGCGACCCTGCGGCTAGGGGTAAACGTAACCGATCTAAAGGCGATGCCAAAGCGCGTCGTGCCCGCAAGAAACTTGGGCTGGGTGGTCATCTTACCCGTCACGAAGAAAATTGGGGTGGCGTTTTTCGTACCGAGATCAAGGCGGGCAATCAAGTCGGTCCGATTCATACACGATTCAAAGACGCGAAAGCACAGAGCGATGCGGCAAAAGCGCTGGGTGACAATCGTCCATTTGTGATGGTTGCCATGCCGGACGGGACAACCGACGGTATAGTGCTGATGTTGCTATCTGAGTTCTCAGAAATGATGAGTGCTCTCAACCTTACAGAATAAGCAATTCAAGGGAGTTGTAGAATGGAGAGAGATAATGATGCTATTGCTACGGGCTTTGTCCGTGTCCATTATCGCTTGCTCGCCGGTCATGGCGCACGCGAAACAGATAGAAGCTCCTGGAATAATCAGGAGTTATTCACCGCCCCCTGCGGTTCTGAAGAAGCCGGAGAAGAGGAGCGTGACCCAAACGACCTTCCGACATGGGGATGTATCTTGGCTCCCGGAGCTGGCGACTCAAGCTGGCTGGCCGCCCAAGACACACAAGAAACTTGCCCACATTATCTTGAGAGAGTCCGGTGGATGTCCGTATCGGGCTGGAGGTGACGTTGTAGACAAGGACTGCAATGTGATCAGGGTGTCCGAATGGAATCACAGGTCGGACACTGGTCTACTGCAGATCAACGGTGTCCATTGGAAGGAAGATCACAAGTATTACCACGGCCTTGTATGCAAGCAGATGGGAGTGTGTGATCAGCAGACACTGATGGATCCATTGACAAATCTAAAAGCTGGAAAGTTGCTATTTGATGTGGCAGGCTGGAGCCCCTGGTTTCCCCAGGGGTGAGGGCTTGAATGAATGAACAACAAAAAAGGGAGCTATGGATGGAGATACTCAGCGACTGGTCGTTGATCAACAAACACTTCGACTGGATGGACGATGCGGCATGTAACGGTTTGCCGGGTGCAACGTTCTTCCCGGACAGGGGCGAGAACGACAAGTTGAAAATGGCAAAGGACATCTGCAATAGGTGTCTTGTAAAGCAAGAGTGTCTTGACTTCGCACTAGACAACGACATCTACCACGGAGTGTGGGGTGGCTTGTCCGGAGTTGAGAGAAAGAACATTAGGATTCAATGGCGCAAGGAAAACAAAAAGTGATCAGCGACAGAACGCTTCGCTCTGCATCCAAGTTCTTGAGACGAGTGTATGTCGGCAAGATGGAAGAGCAAGAGCTGTTCGAAGCACTGGTAGAAATAGATAAAGAGATACTCAGGAGACTAAGGGAGAAGGCAGATGAGGCCAGAAAACATCGACCTGTTCGTTGACAGGATCTGTGGGTACTTCCCCACGACAAACATCGCACGCAACACAGTCAAGTCTGCATGGAGACAAGAGGATGTGTTGATTGATCTGTCCGAGGAAGACGCAAAGAAAGTGCTCAGCCTCATTCAGGTGGAGATCACATTCCCCACGCTGAACAGGGTCAAGCAGATCGTGCGCCAGATGCAGAGGGCGGGCGTCCGCGAAGTTAGTTGTCACCGATGCAACGGAGACGGGTGGGATACCGGTATCGTGGTTATCGACGGGGATCCGCCGAGGATCGGGCGGTGGGTTTACACCGAGGAATGGGAGGGCAAGACATACTCTGTTGTAAAGAAGTGCCAATGCAGATCGGGATACAAAGACTATGAACAAACAGCTATGGATTTGTCCAACGTGTAGGGCAAAGTTGATAACTTTTGTTGCGCTGTCGGAACCACCGACTTGTAACAATGCAGGCAAGCACAGTCAAGTAGACATGCAGACAAAGAAAGGGAACCAAGTTGCAGTTGACGAAACAAGAAAAGGAACAGGCGGAGAACCTGCTGATTGAGGTGCTGGTACTGGCACTGAACTGCGGTGATCACGTAAGGCCGATGGTGGCGAATCTTGCCGTCGGAATAGCAAACATACTTCCGGAAGATTCTGTATCAAGGAGCAAGGAATACGCTGCCTACAGATACCGGGAACTAACAAAGAAGGAGAGCTGATGAGTAACAACGAAGACCTTATGGACGAGGTAAAGAAGATTCTGTTTGATGCTGCGGTAAGCGCAACACAAGACAGACTGAAGCTCGAGATGGAAGACTTCAAAGAGATAGAGAAAGAACTGCTGTCTCAGGGTGGCGATCTGCTCGAGGGAACCACAGAAGTGTGGGCCATGGTGCTACCAGAGGAACAGCCAGACAACGGCACGATGATGGGCATGAAGCACATCGGCACCTACCCTGACCCCTACATTGCGCTAACGGACGAAGAGATGATCCATGGTTGCAAGGAGGACGGCTCTGTCGGGATCATCATCAGGTGTGAGGGCTGGGCTTCCGCCTCCGCTACCGACACAGGGGTTAGGCCGTCCGAGTCCAATGACAGAACAACGACAGAGATCACTTGCCTGTGCACCTCTGCCGGAGTTCACGTCATCGCAAGATTTGGCAACGAGGTACACGAAATGAGTGAATCAAAAGCAGAATCATTCCGTTCAGACAACAGACTTACGAGAGCAATAGCAACAGCTTGTTATAACTGGTAGCTCCAGCTACCGCTTCCGCTTCCGTACGAGACCCCCGGGGACTAGCACCAAGGTGCTATGTCCTTGGGGATTTCGCATTTATGCCCTGATGTTCCTGTTCGTGTTATGCCCTAAGTGCATAGGTCGGGGTCGGGGTTGCTAGTCGGTCGGGGTCGGGGTAGCGTCGCACCCGACCTTCGCCGAGTCGCGATCTCTTACAGCGATACCCTTCGGCTGTAAGCGAAGTGAGTTAGACGCTTGGGCTAAACGGCACTGGCATACTGCCGTTCTAACGGTATGCCACTCAAACCAAACCAGTAACAACTAACAAGGGAGATAAGCAATGGATACCGTAACCGAAACGGGCAGTGACCGCATGGTCATTACCCCAGAGACCAAGCCAATGACGGCTTGGGAGAAGGCAGACTTTGCCTTGCAGTCAGGCGTAAACCGAGTGCTCTTACACGGTTTGCCCGGAACAGGTAAGACCTTCTACGCAATGAACTACCACACAAGCGGCAAGCCAACTTACCGCTTGGTCTGTACCCAAGAGATGACCGACGCTGATCTCATTGGCGTTTACAAGCCAACAGCCATTGACGGTCAGATGGCTCTCAAGTTCCATGAGGGCGTTGCCATTCAGGCTTGGAGAACAGGTGGTCGTTTGGTCGTAGACGAAATCGACAGGGTCAATGGCGACATTGAGTCAAGGCTCATGGCACTCATTGACACAGACGCTTCATCGTCTTGGCAACACCCCGAAACAGGCGAAGTGATCAAGCCTGCTGACGGCTTCAGCGTCGTAGCGACAATGAACGGAGAGCCAGAGGACTTGGCTAGAGCGATTCAGGACAGGCTCATTGTGCAAGTAGAGATCAACGAGCCACACCCAGAAGCCGTACAGTCCTTGCCCGAATACATCAGGGACTTGGCGTATTCCATGTGCCGTAGGACAGGTAGCGACAGGTACTCAATGCGCAACTTCGTTGAGTTTGTTCGTGCTTACTCAAACACGAATGACATCAGCCGTTCCGCCGAGATCTGCTTGCCCCGTATTGCCGAGCAGGTTGTTGATGCAATGGCATTGGCAAAGATGGAGGAGGTGTAAATGTCTACGCCCAAGCGCCTAGTAACGCCAGAGGCGCTACCGAAACGGCCCCTATTAGATCACAACACTTACGAGCAAGGCTCGTCTGCTGTTGATCTGAACGGGGTAAGCGTCAAGTTCGGTACGCCCAAGCGCAGTCACATCATCAACGCCCCTATTGGTGAGGGCTATCTGTCTAGGAAGTTGCGCCGTGTGGCTCTTACGCACGCACGGTTCTTTCTCCCAAAGACAAAGACCTACGCCAAGAGGTGGAATGTGTCAGAAGCAGCAGTCATTTCTGCTCAGCACATAGTTTCATTCACCGTTTACGAGTATGTGTATAGCGATGATCCTACTGTTGGCACAGTGCAGTTGGACATTCTCACACAGTTGCTCAAAGAGCCAGAGCCAACACCGTCGTTGTTGCTAGAAGCAGCAAAGTACATTGGCACTGACGCATTTGACAAACTACTCGCTAGCGTTGATGATCCAGAGCGTCAGTCTGCTCTAAGGACTATGCAAGAGGATGTCATGAATGTATTGACCTCATACCGCTTCTTGCATGATGTCATTCGCCTCAACTCACAGTCTGCTTACTACAAGCGCCGTGCTCTGTGGTTCTACAAGTACCTTGCTGAGGTGCTAGAGCGTGGCGCAGAGCAAGCAAGTAAGGCAATGGCAGAAGCAGATCAAGAGCAAGGCAGGCGTAAGCCCAAGACCCAGAACTACGGCAACGGTGAGCCAACAAAGGGCTATGAGTCCAATCGTTGGTATCCATTGTTCGTAGAGAAGCCTGACCTAGAGATCACACACTCTGGTCTTATGGGCAGAAAGGTTGGGTACTCAGACACAGGCAAGATTGTCCGTAACATCAGCAGGTTCTATACCGATGAGCAACGGCGTTGCTTCGGCAAGAAGTCACCTGCTCTTGGTGCGGTAGTGGTCTTTGACTGCTCTGGTTCCATGCACTTGTCCGAGAAGGACATGGAGGAGATCATGGCTTCCGCTGCTGGTAGCACTGTGCTCTGTTACTCAACGGGCAACTATGCCAGCGACGAATACCCGAACGCTTGGGTCGTTGCTCGTAGGGGCAGGCGTGTACGGCGTTTGCCGTCATTCCCAGGTGGCAATGGCTGTGATGCGCCAGCACTCAAGTACGGCTTGGGCTTGCGTCAAAGCAGTAAGAACCCAGTCATTTGGGTATCTGACCAACGGGTAACTGGTCTAAACGACTATTGCTCAGACAACTTGCTGGATGAGTGCTTGCACCTAGTCCGTAGGCACAACATTCACGAGGCAATGGATGTAAAGCAAGCAGTACGAATACTCAAATCACTACAGGGGAGGAAATAGCAATGGACAACAACGAGAAGGAACTGATGGATCAACTCCGTCAGATCGTAGAGGCTGAGGATGCAAGACTCACAGAGGAGTCGCATGATGAGGCTCGCATCGTAAGCAAAGGGCTCTTTGCCGAACTGGACAAGGAGTTCAGCGACAGTACCGATTCGGTATTGCTCTATGTTGCCAATGTCGATGGCGATGAAGCGCTTGAGGCTGCTAAAGATGCCAAGCACCTAAGCACTACCAACGCCGAGACAGTAGAGGAACTTCTCCAGAAACTGAAAGAGGGTGAAGCCAAAGCAGCAAGGTGTTCTTTGGCCATGCCACCAGTCCCAAGGGAGAAGTTGCTGGAGATCATTCAGGAACAAGAGGCAGTCATGCTGTTGCATGGTTGGGCAGATCCAATGGCTCTTGCGTGTAGGGTCGTGAACGACGACGGCTCTGTGCTCAAAGCGATCTCATTGCCCAACGATCTTGCCTATGAATGGACTACGGCAGATGGCAAGAGCGAGTATCGCCATACGACCTATGACCAACCCATTCCAGAGCCAGAGGACTTCGGCGGTGAGGGCAACATGGAGATGATCCAGCACCTAGTGACTGCTGCTCAACAGCCAAGGCAACTAAAGCGCAACTTCCCAGATGCCTTTGATGCCCTGATGAAGCAGGTAGTCCAGAGCATGAAAGACAAGATGCGAGAGCGGGGCATAGACCCTGACTCGCTGGGCTGATTTACCCACTAACACAGAAGGGAGTTAGGTTACGACAACCCTTGTTATACCTAATAGCCATACTGGTGTTTCTGCTTATAGCCAATAAGTAGAAACAGTTTGATGGTGAAGCACCTGTTGGGCATTGGTTCTACCCCCAGAGCCAATGACCCAGCAGGCTTCCCATTCCGCCCCTAAAGGAGTAAAGACCATGAACGCAATACCCAACAGATGGAAAGACGAATACAACCACTATGTGAATACAGCATCTATGGCTGAGTATGCCGTAGAGCCTGACGAGATAATGACCTACCCTGAATACCTAGAGGCAATGCTTGACTATCTCATGGCTACATCTCATGAGTTCGTGACCAATGTCGTCAATGCCCTAGACACTTATACCGATAGCGCAGAGGAGCACATCAACAAGTTGCACCATGCCCTAGAGGAGATGGGAGACTAACGCCGCTACCGCTACCGCTGTTGCTATGCCCTTACGCAAGGGGCGTTTGCGAACGGCGACCCCATGCCCAATGCGACTAGGTGCAAGTGCTCTAGGTAATAGGGTCGGGTCGGGGTTGCAAGTCGGTCGGGGTGTCTGTATCGTTGAGAGGGTCGGCAAGCCCGCCGACAACAACAACGAAGGGATGGGCAACTATGGCTACTAAGCCAACGAAGGCAAGCCTTACCGTAAAGGCGGTAGGTGCTTGGAAGGTTCTGGGCGAGAGTCCAGAAGGCACGAAGATCTTCGGCGCGAAGATCTGGGAAGGCCAAGCCGTTGAGGATGGCGACATTGTTCGCCTTCTCAAGTGGAATGGTCAAGCCTCAGTGCAAAGGGTGGTAGGCGAGGCTCTGGAGAGTGTGGAGCCTGACTACGCCAAAGGCACAATGGGCTACACGGTCTACGCAGTAGAGCCAGTAGCCAAGTGAGGCAAGGGGCAGGTGGATCCCAACTAGGGGTCTGCCTGCCCTACCCCCACCCCGGGGGGTAGTAATACCCCACCTCTACATGTGTGTATTTGTGCCAAATACAACCGTGCTTTGTGTGAAAAGAAATGTGAGTGTGTGGCCTGGCTGGGGGCCTGGCCTGTTATGGAGCTCCCCCCACGGTTCGCTCCTTAGAGCAGGTCGCCGTAGCCATTCTCTAGCCGACACCTTGATGATTTGAGGTTACGTTCCTCACGTCGCTCCCTCCCATTACAGGAAGGTCTACCCCAGTTACCTGGTGTTCAATGCCCCGCTTCGTGCGAATGAAGTACGGCCATGCGTGCCTCAACTGCTTCCCAGCGTGGAGGACTTAGTGGTTTGTGCAAAGGAGTGTACACCATAGATGTATGATGTCAACTAATGAAAAAGAAGCCTGGAATCAACTGGAACGACAACCTGTCGGACTTCAAGTCCTTCCTGGCGGATTCAGCCAAGACGGCGGCCAATGTGGTCAATAGCGAACTCGAGTCTCAAGCTGCTACATTTGTGAATCCATGGATAAACCTAGCCGGGAAAGCAGTGGGCAAGAAGCCGAACCTGAGGGAAGCCAGACCAATGGAAGCGCTGAACAATACAGCTACGGCGATTGCGTCGATTGTTACTGGAGGAATGGCAAAGTCCGCGTCTATTGCGAAGCGTGCGGCCAAAATTACATCACCGGCAGTTGGAGCGTCTCAAGCAGCAAACAGCTCCCTTGAGCGCCTGGCTACCAATCGGATGGCATGGGACAGCATCCAGCGCCTGAAGCAGGCCAAGGCCGACAAGTGGTTTGGGTATGGCCAGCACCCGGCAGCCAAGAAAGCTCGCAACAAGATCAAGGATGAGATCTATGATCTTCGTCTGACTCAAACCGGGCTCACGGACGCAATCAACAAAGAAGCGAAAAGGATCGAATGGCTTACCCGCGGTAAGCTTTTTGGAGACTAAAACACAATGTCAAAAGGTAGAAGGGCCATTCCCGCAGAAGACCGGGAAAGGTTCTGGCAGGCTCTCCAGTCTGGGGTGTCCACCCGCGAAGCAGCCCGGATAGCTGGCATCTCCTATAACGCTGCCATCAAATGGCGCAACAAGGCCAAGCAAACAGAGGCCGATCTAAAGATGGCCCAGCTGCAAGGGATCAAGTCGGAGGGTCGTGGCAAGGTCGACAAGGACCGAGTCGAGATGATCAACATGCCTCCGGTTATCCCCGCTGGTCGTTTGTGCCCAGAGGCTCAGCGCGGGCTTGAAGACTTCGATTACTTCCGTAAGGTTTACCTGGGGCGCGTACCGTCTCCCTGGCAGGTAGATGCTGCTTACAAGATCGTGGCCATGCTTGAGCACCCAGAGAAGCAGTTCATGGTTCTCAACTGCCCTCCTGGCGTGGGTAAGTCCACCCTCTTCCACGATGTGGCCGTGTGGTGTATCGTCCGCAACCGCGCCATCCGTGTGATGATTGGTTCAATCAGCCAGACGCTGGCCAAGATGTACTCCCGTCGCATCCGAGAAACCCTCGAGCGCACCCAGCCAATCAAGCCAGACCCCGAAATGGTGGCCCGAGGACTGGCCATCAACGCGGAGCGATGCCTTTCCATCGATTATGGGCGCTTTCGCCCCAACTATGTTGGGGCTCTATGGCGTGCCGAGGAGTTCATCGTTGAACAATTGGACAATTCCGGTCTAGATAACAAGGAACCAACCGTCTCGGCCTACGGAATCGAGTCAGAATTCATCGGTCATCGTGCTGATTTGTGCCTTTTTGACGACGTTGCTTCCCCAGAAAACGCCAAAGAGTCCGTTGCTCGCGACAAATTGCTGGAACGGTGGGACTCAATGGCTGAAGCCCGCGTCGATCCGGGTGGAATGCTGGCCGTAATCGGTCAAAGGTTGGGTCCTGGTGACCTTTATGCCCACTGTTTGTCCAAAGTTACGTACGAATTGGACGACTACGACGGTGAAGACGTGACCGATGTCTCCGAAGAGGTAGAACCGGTCAAGAGTCAGAAGTATCACCACCTGATCTACAAGGCTTACTACGATGAACTGGACAGCGGGCCAGCCTCCAGGCGTCAAGATGCCCCAGCCTGGCCAGACGGGCCCCTCTTGGACCCATTCAGGTTGTCGTGGAAGGACCTTTCGTACATCAAGCACTCCTCCCCGTCCAAGTTTGATGTGGTCTACCAGCAGAAAGACCTGGCAGAAGACCACTACCTGATCAATCGCGTGTGGGCAACCGGTGGGCTCGGTCCGGACGGAGTGCTTTACCCAGGGTGTATCGACAATGACCGCACCGCTGGGTGGGTGCCGGAAGGTTTGACCCCACCAATCATCTCCATAGCATCGGTTGACCCTAGCCCCACCATGTTCTGGGCTCTCCAGTGGTGGCTATACCAGCCGGAAACCAATCTTCGGTACCTAGTCGACCTTGAAAGAATCAAGCTAACCGCAGAAGACCTGCTTGGATTTGACACCGCTAGCCGGGAGTACTCCGGAATCATGGAGGATTGGCAGAACAGGTCGTGGGAGTACGGGTACCCAATCTCCCATTGGGTGGTCGAGATCAACGCCGCCCAGCGATTCCTATTAGCGCACGACTTCGTGCGGAAGTGGCAAGCCCTGCACGGGGTAAACGTGGTTCCACACACCACCAGCCGAAACAAGTTCGACGAGAATCTCGGCGTGGAAGCCCTACTGCCACCACTGTGGAGAGCTGGACAGGTTCGGATCCCAACCATGCGCGGGAACTGGAAGACGCTGGCCTTCGTAGACGAAATGTGCTCATGGACGAGGGACAAAAAGAACGGCACCGACCTTGTAATGGCCCATTGGTTTGCCGAGTTGCACATGCCACAACTACGGCCTATAGTGTCACCACCAAGAATGTGGCGCCCTTCGTGGATCTAATGTGCTATTTTTTTATTTAGCGCGCACTGGAGACTGAATGGCATCGAAGAAGAAGACACCTGCACAAATTCAACTTGAAAAAGAACGTCGTGAATTTGTTCAAGCTCGTCCGAACCTCGAGAAGCCCGAAGCGCGCACACGTTTTTACGTTCAGAAGCGTGCAGCAGAACTGGAAGCGGCAGGCAAGCCTGTTGACCGTAAAGCATTGCGGCAGAAGTACAAGTCGGGAGGAGTACAACGTGCTGGTTTTTACACCGAGGGAGACCTCAAGCGCATTGCTGCGCAGAAGGCCGCGGCCAACAAAGGTGGTACGTCGGGCAAGGGTTCTAACACCACTGGGCAAACGCAAACTCCACGACTGACAACCGGTCAGATGCAGTCTGTGCGTCGTCAGTCCGTTCAGGGTTGGGGACAGACTCCAGCAGCACCGGCAAAAGTTTGGAAACCAGACGCTATTCAGCGCACACTTGACTCAGCAACCAACCCAAGCAACTGGTTGAAGTGGGCGAAAGCCGGTGGATCGAAGGCTTTGAACTTTGCATCACGTGAAGGCGAAAGTATTCAAGCAACTTTTATCAACCCACTGTGGAATCAGACGGGTGGTCGAATCAATCCAAAGTTGAAGCAACGCGAAGCCAACCCAGTAGAGGCAATAGTGAACACCGCCTCCGTTGTGGCCAGCATCCTTGGAACACCAGCTGCCGGAAGCGCCGTCAAAGGTCTTGCTGCTGGTGGAAAGAGCGCGGTAACAAGTTCAATTACAAAGCTGACAAGTAGGTCCGCTTCAAAGATCGACGATGTTGTAAAGATCAAACCAGGAGAACTTGGTGGCGTTCGCTTTACCGCCCCAAAGCCAACTTCGGCCGCAACCTCCGCCGCAAAAAACACTGCGAAGAGCACGACCAAGAAGACCACAACGGTCATTACTCCAACCCCGGTGACGCGTGCTTCTACGGCTGGCGGAATTCGTGGCGCTGCCCAGGGGGCGAAGGGGGCTGCTGCCGGTGCAAAGGGTGCCGCTAAGGGTGCCAAGGGTGCGGCGGGTGGCGCAAAGCTTCCAAAGGTAGCAATGAGTGGTCGTCGTGGCGCTGCTGCTGTTGCCACAACTGCAAAGAAAACTTCCAAGAAAGCTGCGACCAAGACGGCAAAGGTTGACGCCAAGCCAGCAGCCCAAGTAATTGAAAAGACCGTAACCAAAGCAACTCCTGCTCCAGTCAAGGCTGCAGCAAAGAAGGTTGCAAAGAAGGCAACGGCCAAGAAGGCTGTTGCAAAGAAGGCGGCTGCAGTCAAGAAGGAAGCTGCTCCGAAGTTTGAGGGAATGATTTACACCGGACCTCGCATGAGCGGCACATTCCTGGAGACAACGGCCAAGTCGTCTGGAAGCAATCTCGAAATGGTTTCTTCTGACGTGATCAATGCAATGGTTCAGAACCAAAGCAAGGCTATGGCTCAGTTTGTTGCTGAAGGCGGAGAAGAAGTCGTTGAGACTGTTGCCAAGAAAGCAGCGGCGCCACGCGTTGTTGCAAAGAATGTTGCCAAGAAGGGCTCAGCAAAAACAAGCAAGTCTACTGCGAAGAAAGCTTACGACGTGAAAATCGGCGGGCAGCCAAAGAACATTAGAACGGTCGAGGAGGCAACGTTCAAGACCACCAAGGAATTGGACAAGTGGATTTCTGGTGGCGGCAAGGAACTGTTGCGCAATTCCGACGAGGTTACGCGAGCTGCATTCGAGAAGCGTAATGCAAAGATCATCAAAGAACTGCGGTCAACCGTTTCCTCCCAGAAAAAAAGTTCTGCTGGTGCGGTGATGAAGAACGCAAAAACGATGGCTCGTTATCGCAGGGCAAGACCAGAAACACAAGCGCTCTATAACAGGATCGTTTTCGCACGAGCAAATCGCCAGGGGTGACAATGCTTTCCGCTGAGGAAATAGTAGAGCTTTATAGCTCCAGGCGAAAGGCTGCTGGCCCGCTGAAGGAGCAGATGCGCCGCGTTAGGGATCTTGCTAACGGCGATGTTATCGTCCCATTGAACGAGCTGGACAAGAACGCCAAGTCTTCTGTTGCCAACCTTTTGGTTCAGGGTTTGGATCAAATGTCAATGCGAGTTGCATCAACGATGCCAAGTCCTTTCTTCCCTCCGGTGAAAGAGGGCCAGGAAAAAGCAAAGCAGATGGCGCGTCAAAAGCGACAAGCAATGCTTGCCATCTGGGACGGAAACAGAATGCAGCAGAAGATGCGCCGCAGGGCCCGTCACCTTCTTGCTTATTCACAGTCCCCAGTGATCATCAAGCCAAACTTTCGGACAATGCAGCCGCAGTGGACTGTACGTAACCCACTTGACACATACGCTGCCCCGGTCGAAGATCCGGACGATCCGGTTCCGTACGACTGCATCTTTGCGTATTACGTTACGGCTTCTTGGCTTTTGCGCACCTATGGTTCTCAGGTTGCGGCTCAGCTCGGAATGGGCAAGGTCGACCCGGACCAAAAGTACGTGATGCTCGAGTACGTCTCTCCCGAGGCAATTCAGCTCGTTGCTGCTGGCTCTGCGGTAAACGATGACACCTTTGACACGGACACCATTGGTTACGGCAATTACTCCGCAACCCTGCTCGAATCAATTCCGAATCGTACCGGTCTTCCTCTTGTTGTCATGCCAAATCGAATTACCCTTGACCGTCCACGCGGACAGTTCGATGGCGTGCTAGGGATGTACTACACGCGTGCCCGTCTTCAGGCGCTTACCGAAATTGCCATCGAGCGCGGCATCTTCCCGGACGAATACCTAGTTGCCCGCACTGGAGAAAACCCAGAAATCCTGTCCCTTGCAGACGGCAAGACCGGACAGCTTGGTGTGGTCAAGGGTGGTGACATCACTCAACAGCAGATCAACCCCGGCTATAAGACCGACATTGCACTTGATCGTCTCGAGCGGCAAGAGCGCCTAGAGGGTTCTATCCCTGCGGAGTTCGGTGGAGAGTCTGGCACCAACATCCGTACCGGCCGTCGTGGTGACGCGATTCTTTCGGCAACTATCGACTACAGGGTTCAAGAGGCACAGTCAATCTTTGAGGCTTCGCTTATTGAAGAAGACAAGATTGCTATTGCCATCGAACGCGGATACTGGGGGCAATTCCAAAAGTCCTTTTACATCCCCGGTCGTTCCGCCGGTGGCATGTCGCTTTACGTCCCGAACAAGCTTTGGGACAACGACTTCCACTACGTCACATACTCGGCTGCAGGGTCTGACGTAAACGGTTTGATTGTCGGCCTTGGCCAGAGACTCGGTACCGGTTTGATGAGCAAGGAATCCGCCCGTGAAGCGGACCCATTGATCGCCGACCCAGATCTTGAGCATGACAGGATCGTCCAAGAGGGAGTTGAGGCAGCGCTGCTTGCATCCATTCAGCAGCAGGCAGTTGACCCCAACGGCCCGTACCAGCCAGAAGATCTGGCATACTTGGTCAAGCTTGTAGTAGAAAACGATGTCCCGTTGTTTGAGGCAGTAAAGAGAACCGATCAACGAGCAAGAGACAGGCAGGCTGCTATGGTTGCTCCAGGCTCTCCTGAAGCAATGCCCGGTCTTGCGATGCCTGGAATGGGCGCGCAGTCGCCGATGGAGGCCGCACCAGGTGGTGGCCTTGAGTCACTTCTTGCACAACTTGGAGGATAAGCGTGGCTATTCGTTCTGATCTTCAAAACAAGGCGGCAAAAATCGGACAGACAATGACTCCGAAAGTTCCGCCATCCAACCAGTACGGGGAATCAGCACGCCTTATGCGGGGATTGCGTGAGGTTCCGGCATCCGCTCCTCCCAGCGAGTCGGTTCAGCAACAGCCAAATCGACCACAGCCCGGCAGAGTAATGGATCTGCTTGCCCCAACTCAGCGCCCAGATGAACCAATTACGGCCGGAGCTGACTTTGGTCCTGGAATGTCTTCACTGCAGGCTGGGATTCCCATTGCAAACCCAAGAAACGAAGCACTTATCGAGCTGCAAAACATTGCTCGGTTCTACCCAAATAGTGGAATTGCCGACCTTCTTGACAAGTATGGGGCTTGATGGACTGGCAACGAAGTCTGGACAAACAGTCCAGAGAGATACTCAATAAGGAGTCTCTCCTAAAAGATCGGCAGTTGAGCCTTGCCTCACAGTCTGATCCACGCGTAGCGGAACGAATTGCGTACATAAACGAGCGTGCGCCATGGATTGCTGCGCAAACACAAATTGCACTTGCCCGAAGTTTTGCCAGCGATGCGGCAATCGACAAGATTGCGGAGTTTTCTGGGCGCAACATCGTGGACAGGCGTGGTGTTGTCCCGGAACTGGAGCGAGAAAAGTCCCAGTACGCAGTTGTTCCTAACATTCCGGCGCAGGAATCAAACGTTCAGTCAAATGGTGAGGGCACATCGCTGTTTAGTCTTGGTTCCTTCTACTCGGGACTCAAGGGTGTGGCACGTGTGGCTGGTGCAATTGGGCAGATCGTTCCTGAAGCACTAAACAATGCCGCGGCTGTGCTGAACCCAGGAAAGACTAAGTCTGAAAATCTACAGTTTTTCAAGGAATACGCTGAGTCATTCAGTATTTATCAGCTTGCTGCAAACTGGGGAGACCAGGGTTCCGGGTTCTACATGGCGGATGAGCTGGTGCAGGAGCAAGCTAAAGCTGCGCGCAAGTTCAGAGGAGAGGTAAAGAACGGTTCTGCATTCTCTATTGGCCGTGGAGCAGCTGTAACAGTTGGCCTTGAAGAGGGTCTTTGGTACAACGTTTTGTCCGGAACGCTGGACCTAATCACACAGTTGACCGCTCCAGACCCCAACAGGCTCATTGTAAAGGGGGCGCGAGATCTCTCCAGGGCAACGCGTGCTGGTGCCGTGGCTGCCACCACCGGTGCAAACTTTGCCGACACTCTTGCCTCGGCGAGGGGCATAGTCCCACTGGTCAGTAAAAGCGATGCCGTCGCTTATAGACGGGCTTTGAGGTCTCAAGCTGGCTTGCAGTCGTCTCTTACTGGACTGTCCCTGGACGTGCAGAAGTGGAATCGCTTCATGGACAGCAACACGACAGCCGTCAAGGTGGTAAATGATCTCGCACAAGAAAAAAGTCTGTACAACATCTACCGAATGTACGACTTCAAGATCACCCCAGAGCAGGCTCTTGACCTGCAGAAAGCGGACAGCGTCGACAAGGTCAAGTATGCACTGGTAAACGGCTACGCAATTGGCAAGAATACCCTCAGCACAAACATCTACGACATTAGGCCGGGCTTCAGCCAGCCAGCAAGGTACCTTCTCAAGCGCAGCCCACTGAAGCGTTCGCGACTTTTGTCCAATCTTCCTGAGGGCGAGATCGTTATCAACGGTGATGACTATGACAGAGCTGCGGCAATGCGCAACTTCTCGCTTTCCTTGAAGGGCGCAGGCGCAAGCGACGACGAAATCTCCACATTCCTGGAAACCGCAAGCAAGAACTTTTTGGCCAAGTCAAGTGCCGATGACCAAAAGGACGCCTACAAAATCTATGAAATGGCGGTGTCGACCATTCTGAAAAAGAATGGTGTGCGCAACGAGGTCATAGATGACATTCTCCGCAGGCCAAAGCAATCAATGGAGAAGCTCCGCTCCACCTTGATTGACAGAGCGGGCGTGCCGACGGACCACAAGTTCATGCGTTTGTATGGAACGATGTTGAAGAATCATCTTCCGCCAACCGTATACAACGATTTCATCAAGCAGGCAGCAGAGGTTGGAACCGCAGCACATGGCATCGTGCGACCGATGCAGTTATCAGAACTGTTTGACAGGGTTCAGACGCTTCCTGATTACAGGGAAATCAGAAGGCTCACGAACAACCCTTTCATTGCCGACGCCCTAAACAACGTTCCCAAGGCAATTCGGAAGCCAACGATGGCCCTCACTACCAAGAGGAAGCTCTACGAAGATGTAGAGACGATTGTCGACGAGCAGAGATTTGCGCAGGTTCAAAACGAAATTCGTCAACTTGTTGGAAGAAAGCGAAACCCAACACAAGAGGCTCGCTATCAACAGTTGTTGAATGAGCGAGAAGGATTGATCGAAGTCTCCGACAAAAAACTGTTTAGTGGAGAACAGCGCGGTTATCTGACTTTTTTGGATCACCTGCAGAACAGGATCTGGAAGCCGCTCAACCTTGCAACCATCGGATACGTAATGCGAAACGCAATGGACGCCCAGCTTCGCATGGCATTTGGCGCGCAGACCGGAGTGCTTAGCCACCCATTCCAGTACATGGCACTGGTTCTTGCCGAGACCAAAGAATCAAACAAACTGAATCGTGCGTTTAGGCGTGCTGGGTTTTCGATGAAGAACCGCTCCATCCTTGGTGAGAGCCTTATCGCCTACGACAATGCACAGCAGTTGCGTCGAGAGCATGCTGAGTTGTTGAACTTCAACATGCGCCAGCAAGGTCTTGGCATGCACACGGTTGGATCACACCTCAGGGCCACCAACAACTGGAGGCCGGTTTCAAAGCTGGACGGCGAAGAGACCTGGACACGCGGGATACTCCAGCAAATTCGACTTGCCCATAAAGATCCTTTGCAGAAATCCATTGCACAGGCAATCGCTTTTGGCGGCGACATTGATGACGCCGTAGAGGAAGCTGTAAAACTTGCCAAGACACCAGACGTGTTCAAGGACCTTGTTGGCATTTACAAACGTGGTGTTCCGTTCAAGAGCGTAGATGGGATTGAGGCGTTTGGACCACCGATCGATCTTCGCTCCCTGTCAAAAGGCGAACTAGACGACTGGCTCAGGAACCACATAAAGACCATTGTTGTTGGAAACGTTGAAACAAACTCCGGCAACCTGAGTGAAATTGCCTTCATGCAGGCGTTTGACAGGGTCGGAAAGTTTGACGAGATTCAGACGGTTCCTGCCTCCAGCGTCAAGTTGTTGTCCGGTTCGCCAAAGCCCGTGGTTGGTCAAGCAGTCCGTCTCCAGAACGGAGACGAGGCAATCATTTCTGGGATCAGCGGCAGCGACATAGTCGTAATCCCGACAACGGGGAACTCTGTTACCACGCGCCCAAACGGAAGCTTCAACTACTACGGAGATAGGGACGCAAGAAGGGTAATCAAAAAGGCTCCTATGTACGAGAAGTCCACCAACCAGGGGCTTCCACAGTACGTACAAAAAGAAATCTACGAAAAAGATGGCACCGACAGGAAGCTGTTCGAGGGTATCAGCGAGGGTCTGGACCAGTTCACGGACAAGATCTTTAGTGAGCTATACGGAAAAAAGTGGGTAAAGACAACCGAGCGAAGCCCAGTATTTCGCAAGTTCTACTATGACGAAGTCTCGCAGAGGCTGGACCAGATTGATCCCAACTCTGCAAAGAAGTTGGTGAAGAAGCTGGAGGCGGACGCCAAGCGTGGTGGATACACCGACATTGGCGATTACATCGGAGACAAGAAGACCGCGCAAAGAATTCAGCAGATTGCAAAATCTGGCAAGGGTGGCAAGGTCAAGTACGAAGATCTCGACGACTATGCGCGACTGGTAGCTCTGCAGAAGACAAAAGAACTTCTTTACGACGCCTCTGCCAGGTCGAACCTGGAAGACATTCTTCGAATCACCATGCCGTTTGTCACGGCGTGGAGAGAAATCATTGGTCGATGGACATCGCTGATGATCGAGGATCCTTCGATTGCTACCAGGTTCAACAGGTTCTCCTTCGGTCTGACCCAAGCAGACCCAGATCAGGACGGACGTGGGTTCTTTTACAAGGACCCGCAGTCAGACCAAATGTACTTCCAGTTCCCATCACTACTTGGTCTTGGCAATGTTCTGAATCTGTACGACACTGAAGTACTGGCAGAAGCGCCAGTGTCTCAGCTCAGCCAAGGAATTAGCTGGATGCCAGGTCTTGGGCCATTAGCCCAAATACCAGCGTCGTTTATTCTGAGAAACACTCCAGACACCAGCAAGCTCGTGCAGGTTGTTTTGCCGTACGGTAAGACTTCAACGGCACAGGAAGTCGCAGGATCTTTCAATCCGCTGCCTGGCACGGTTACAAAGACAGCCGACCTGATCTCTTCATTGGCCTACAACCGCGAAGACGACATGAACTCAACATTTGCAAGAACCTATGTTGAGGTTCTCAGGGCACTATCTGCAAGCGGTGACTTTGATCTGAATACGGAAGAGGGAACCAGGGCCCTAAAAGCAAAGGCAAAGCAAGAAGCTCAAACAATCTCTCTGATGAGAATCATCCAGCAGTTTATTGGGCCAACCTCACCACAGGTCGGATACAAGGTGGAGTCAAAGGGAGAACTTGAAATGGATGTATACGTCGATGAAATGACGAAGGTTCTCGAAAAGTTCCAGCAAGAAAACTACGACACGGCCATCCAGCGATTCCAAAAGGTTTTCGGTGAAGAGATGACCCTATACATCGGCTCGAAGACCAAGACGGTAGTTGAGGGCCTGGAGGCCAGCCGTGAGTTTGGTGAGTGGGAATTCGCCAATGGCGACATTATGAACGAGTACCCAACGGTTGCTTCATACTTTGCTCCGTCCGGGTCCGAGTTCAACTTTGACGTTTATGAGCGCCAGCGTCAGCAGGGCAAAAGAGTCCGTCTTACCGACGATGAACTAATTGATCTGGCCCAGCGCCGAGTTGGTTCGGCAAGATACCGTGCCGCCCGCAAGCTGTTTGGGGCAAATCTTACCGAGATGCAGAGGCGCCTGCTTGACAACTACAGAGCACAGTTGCATGAAGAGTACCCGGGATTCCCGAGGTTTGCCGAGTTTACGGTTGGTGAGTTTCCCAACCAGATGGCAGAACTGGAGAGAATTGTCGAGGACTCCAGGGTTGCCGACAACAACCTGACATCTCCGCTCAAGAAATACCTTGAGTTGCGAAACAACTACTACGCTGGTCTAGGTGTAAGAAGCCTTGAGTCACAAAGGGCGTCATACGCAAAAGCCCATCTGCGAACCTTCGGAGAAGACCTTTCCGAAAGAAGTCCAGAATTTGCTAGAATCTGGCAACGCGTGCTGGCGCAAGAGGTAGAGGACTGATGGTAAGGCCAAAAAATCAAAGTGATTTAGAAGAAACGGCTAGTTCCATAGCACCAGATACGGAGTCAACCGGCACTGGCTCGGGTGATTTTACAATAGATCCAAAGATGTTCCCACCTGCCTCGTCGGCAAGGACCGGGGCAGCCGGAACAAACGTTTACCCGTATCCAAGTAGATACATCAACAACACCCAAGAAAATCTCAAGTGGGCAGACAATGACAAACTGACCACGTTTACCGGAAGCTCAATCAAAAGAATTTCCGGAATGCCAGCGCTTAGCAACCAGATTGCCTATGTTGGCCCATCGCTGGTTGATGAAAAAAACAACATCTCCAGAGTGGCTTATTCCGACAATGGAGACGACATTGGTCCGGAGTACTGGAACCTTCAGACAGATGCAGACAGAGCACTTCTCCTGCGCACCGCCCAGAGGCTTGGGTACTACGGCGATGACAAGCCATCAGATGGTGCAATCAAGGGCTTTGGTCTCCGCAACGAAGACAAGAGGGCCATTCAGGATCTGTTTGATTTCTCTGTTGGCATGGGCCGCACCTGGCGAGCAATTGCCGGAATGGTCAGCGGCGGGGCAATTGCGGTCGGAAACATGGGGACGAGCGGCGGGCGTTCATACTCTGTTGTATCCAGCAAGGACGCAGAGCAGGCACTGACCGAAGCATCATTTAGGTACCTCGGCAGAGCATTGACAAAGAAAGAAATTCAAGCAGCAATTCAACGAATCCAAGCAGAGGAGCGTGCCGCCGCTATGGGGAAGACGCAAGATCCTGCATCGTTATCGGTTGCAGCCAAGGGTTAGGTCGAATCAATTGCTCCAGGCGAAGCGACTGCATACAAAGTTGGCGGCGCAATCAATAGGATCTTCGCGCTGCTTGGTGGTTCGTAATGGCAACAAAAAAGAAGAAGCAGGAAACACCAGAGCAAGACTGGAAGTCCTTCTTTGTTTCCCAGTTCCCGCAGTACGCCCGCATAGTTGATGGTGGTGCTGGCGAAGCAGAGGCTCGAAGCGTATTTGGCAACGACCTTGTTGACTTGATTCTCGATGTAGCAAAGAACCCCGACAGTTACTCACTTGATACCGATGCCGGGATCATGGCTCTTGACGGGAAGATCAAGGCAACTAACTACTGGAACCAAACGTCCGATAAGGCGAAGCAATTTGACGCACTTACCGAAGCGGAAAGGGCTGCATCAATTGCGTCAATTAGGGCGCAGATTGCCTCCAAATACGGCGACCTTGGCATGACCATTTCGGAACTGGACAAGATCGCCAGAGACGTGACCCGGTTCGGGATGACCGGAGTAGTAGCCGACAACTACATTTATTCAACATTTGGTACTTCGAGGAAAACAAAAGCTGACATTGTTTCCAGCCTCGATGCAATGGCTCTGAAGAATCTTGCCAAGTCGTACGGCTACAACCCCTCTGATCTTGATGACCAGGTTTACTCGGTTCTTACCGGCCAGGCTTACAACGGTCAGGTTCTGTCCGAGGATTCGTTCAGGAAAAAGGGGATGATTGCGGCAAAGTCGGCATACTTCCATCTAGCACCACAGCTTGACGCTGGACTGACCCTGCAGGACATCTTTGCGCCGTACCGCCAGGCCGCATCCAGGGTTCTTGAAATGAGCGAAGAGTCAATTGACATGAATGACAGCAAGTTTGCTGCTGCTTTCGGAACCCAAAACGGCAGGCCGATGAGTATGACCGAGTGGGAAACTTTGTTGCGAAGTGATGACAAGTACGGATACAAGTACACAAAGCAAGCAAAGAATGACGCGAGGTCAATGGCAATGAACTTGGCAAAAGCATTTGGGGCTGTTGAATGAGCGACGCATTTGACATCGGAAGAATCCAGCCGTTTGATGTAACTCCACTGAACCCAACCACGGACCAGTGGGGCCGCTCCCCCGGTGATCCCAATTATGGCAAGGATCCATACGTTGTAGACCTTGAGAACCGGGTTTCCGAACTTGAAACCGGATACCTCGAGGACTACCAGTTTGAGCCAAGAGAAGACGCAAAAGCAATCCTTCGCGCAATCTTGGTGCAATACGGGTTGGGCGAACTTGAAACCCCACTCTGGAGCAAGTACACAGCTCAAGAGGTTGACTTTACTGATGCAGACGCTCTTGTGCTTTCCGTAAAAGAGGAGCCCGCTTACAAGAAAAGGTTCAGGGCCAACGAATTGAGGAAGGCTGCTGGACTCAGCGAACTCCTTCCATCAACCTACATTGAACTTGAAAAGAGTTATTCAAATGTTCTCGCCAAGAATGGTCTCCCCCCTGGCTTCTATGACGATCCAGCCGACTTTGAAAAGTTGATTGGTGGTGACGTTGCTGTAGTTGAGCTTGATAACAGGCTTCGGGATGCCTACCGGGTCGTAGAGGACGCAGACGCCACCGTAAAGCAGAAACTCCGGGACGAGTACAACCTGACCGACGGTGACATCATGGCGTACTTTATTGATCCTGACCGTGCACGCCCACTGTTGACTGCCGCAGATTACAAGCGTCAGGCACAGTCTGCATTGTTCATGGGTAGGGCCCAGACTATGGGTAACATCAGACTCGGCCGCGAGCAGGCAGAAGAACTGGTCCGTTCTGGCGTCACCCTTGCCGAAGCAGAAACCGGATTCTCTGAAATTGGAAAGCTTGGCGAGCTTCGCTCTGCGCTCCCCGGTGAGGGAACAATCAGCGATCAAGAACTCATTGCTCAACAGTTTGGTTTGAACGAGAAGGCAAAGCGAGAACTAGAGCAAAGAAAGAAGTCGCGAATCGGAGAATTCGTCGGCGGTGGTGAGTTCTCTCGAGCTGCTGGTGAGTCTGCTGGGTCCATCGTGACTGGTATCGGAACCGCCCAATAGG